TGGAGGAAAGTATGGATCCTTTGGAAAGGCGTAGCTTGGCCCGTATCAGTCGACAAATACAGACTGATCAGAGTGCCGGCATCGCCGACACTGTTTGGCCAATGCCTTTTGCTGGTGATACCATGTTCTTCTCACAAGGGGAGAACGATGGATCTAGAGCGCTAATATCTAGCGCACTACCTCTTAGCTCAATTCTTGGTATTTATGACCATGGCGAGCTTAAGAAGGCCCAAGCGGTTCATTTAACCGACAAGCCGTCGAAGGATTATTACGACGGTCGCCGGGATCGTGAAATTTACGGTCGAGGCCCATTGGGCGGAGCTCTAACCATGAGCACCGCACCCCTTAGTGGTAGTGTCGTTGAGAAACAACACTCTACCACCCACACTGCTTATGTTGGACGAGTTGGTGATAAGGCTATCCTTGACAATTATCGTCCCTACCCTGATGGTAGGAGACCCCATTATGGGAATTATCTCGGAGCCCCTTCTATCCCTTTCGATCAGCATTTCAGAGGTTCCTGTGTAAGTCGTGTTAAATTAGACGGCGTAACCGCCGCTGGTTTCATGACCTTCATAGGAGATCCCTCATCAGATCCGTCTAGTGAGGAAGCCAATCTCGACGCTTTCAAGCATGCTCGGGCTATGTCTCGCTCTATAAGCGAGGGTAACCAGTATGTGCGAGCGCGTGGTTATTGGGTCAGCCGGTATACCTACTCTGTAGATAACACGGTTCATCGTTTAATCGATGGGCTGGACAGATGGGATATCGACATCCGTTATGGCTATCGTCTCGATTACGCTCCGGCCATTTGGCCGGGGAGATACTGGACCCTGTGGGAAGTACATCTCAAGTTCTCCTCACAGATTCATCCAACCTACGGGCATAGCTTAGCATCTGATTGGGTAACATTCCCTTCAGATCTATGGTCTATTCATGACCATTCAAGCGTTAAGCTCCTCGATTGGAATGGAGATAGCGGTTCCTTCCCGGAACCTTCTCCCAGTATAAGCGTCAGCTTTCCAGCTGGCGACTTAATCCGAACGTATAGCGAAATTTATCAGGTTGGGGACGCATCCGATTACCAATTCGAAAAGTTTAGAATTGGCCGGGGTAGGTCGCCTCATTGGCGTGCCTTTGCCGTCACTAATGCTGTGATAGACGAAATGAATAACATTCGTCCGTCGTCTTTCATCGCGGCCTCTAAAGCCTTCGATGATAACACATTAGCGTTGGAAGCGAATAACCTGCAGAATCTCCAGCAATTGCCGGGGATCCTCAACCTACTTCCTGATTTAGGACAACTTTCACGTCTTGTCGCCAAATGCTTTTCTGGCGACCCTTCTGCTATAAAGGATTTAATTGACTTCGTCACCGAAGAGGTGTTGAAGTGGCGCTTCGAGCGCCTCCCTACGCAGAAAGACGTCGATGAGGTCTTGTCAACCGACATCGATGGCGTCCTAAGTGCTGTGACGAGCCAGAGGACGGCGATCATTAAGGGTAAGTTCGAATACTCCTTCTCGGAGTCCGAAAATTTCCTCTCTAATGGCACGCTCCATCTGGACACTAGAGCACAGATCGAAGTTCGCTTCGATCTATCAACCTTCTTGGCAGGGATGCTAGCAGCCCGCAGTTTGGGTCTTTTGCCCACGCTCGCCAGCATTTGGAATCTCCTGCCGTTCTCTTTCGTAGTCGACTGGTTTACCAATATGTCGAAGCGGCTCCACTTAGTGGATAACGCCACTCTCTTCATGACAGTAGGTATTAATTACTGTTTGTGGTCATACAAGATCACTTGGTATCCGTCGGAGGAGCTGTTGGCTGAGTACAACTTAGTCAGCTTAGATCCCGAGACACCATTCGGCATCACGGTATTTGTGCGTGAACTTAGCGCATTTATGCCAAGGCTCAGGGAGAGTCGTTTCGACTTCCTGAGACCATCGTCAAAACCAGATCCGATAACTGTCGGATCACTATTATGGCAGCTGTTTACTTAGCTGCTTAAAGGCCCACTCCATGTTTATGGAGTTAACGCTATGTCGAAAGGACAAGCATTATGACGACAACTGTTACGCTGGACAACATGCCCAGCACCACGCCCTCGGACGTGGCAGTGTATTTTCTTGACCAGACCAAGCTCGTGTTGAAGAGCCAGGTCACCTCTGACGGAGGCAACAAAATTGCTTCTGTTTACTCCTATGCCGATGGCTCATTAGCCGTCGACACGCTGGTGACTGTCAACCATGCACGGAACCTCAAGACGGGTGTTGTTAACACCTCCATCCGGCTCGCCACATCGCAAACCGTCCAAGTGGACGACTTGCCAGCTGAGATCACACCGATCGAGGTTGTAGTGGCGTGGAATTACACAGGCGCAGTGTTGGATGCCGCCGCTCTTCTGCGGATGATCGGCACTGCTTACTCCCTCGCCTTCAATGGGGTGACCAGTAAGGTCCCCAACGGCGGGGTTATGGGCGCACTGGCTCGCGGTCTAACACACGACCTCTACTAGCCATGTTGCGATACGAAGGGGGAGAACTTCCCCTTCAAGGCGGGCGCATCCTGCTTTCTACGGATGCTGTTCGCTTTCCTCCTGAATTTGGGTACGGCGAAAATGAGGACTTCCTCAAAGTTTTCGTATTGTCGTATACCAAATTCCTGTACGATAGTCCTCTTGAAAGTGAGTCACCGCGGCCCATAAGGCCTACGATGCGCTTTTACAAGCGTCTTACCAGCGAGAATATCGTTGGTATAATCTCACAATTCTCGAAATTAGCCGATGAAATACTCTCATCAGAGTACGTAACCGGCGGTGACACCACAACTGGTGTCTTTATTGAGGCCATGAAGGGCACTCCAATTTTCAAGGAGTATCACTTATGGTTTCGGACTCGAGAGCCCGAACTGCTTAAGTATGTGTTGAGCTTTCTCCGTTTCGGGAAGAAGCTTAACTACATCGACCCGCAGCTCGATGCCGTTGCGTTTCGCAACTGGCAACTGGTCGAAGAGAGACTAAGTGATCTAGAATTTAGTGATGAGGATACCGCTTCCTTGCGGACAATCGTCGCTGAGTTGGTCAACCCGCTTGAACCGAACCATCTATTGCCTAAATTTGGCAGTGGCAAGGTCAGTGAGCACCATATCTCTGATGTGTATGAGAAACTTGAGTTCCTTAACACTGACGGGAAGCTGGATTACACCTTCTTTCGTGAAAGGCCTAATAGAGGCCGCGATGAGGGGTTCGGGTTTGTAAGACCCGTGACGAACAGGAGCCGCTCAAGGAGCTTTTCCAGACTCAAGTTTGTGCCGAAAGACATAAGCAAGAGCCGTTCCATATGTATGGAACCCAACGGGTATATGTACTTCCAGCAAGAAGTACTCCGTTGGATGGTTGACTCCATGAGTCGATCGCCGATCAGAAGGTTCGTTAACCTATCTGATCAGCAGTCCAATCGGGCTGCTGCAGTTCATGGTAGCCAATACCTGAGCAGCGATACGATTGATCTGAGCAGTGCTAGTGACAGTGTGCATGTGAATCTCGTGAGGAAGGTCTTTCCAAAAGATTGGCTTTTCTACATGCTAGGCACTAGATCCTCCAGGGTTGCTGTTCCTGGTGGTGAGGTGATCAGTGTGTCGAAGTTCGCTCCGATGGGTTCAGCAGTATGCTTCCCAACGCAGTGCATCATCTTCACGGCTGTTTGTGTGTACGCCTACATGAGCCAGGCTCAAGGTAGGACGACTGGTGACTGGATCCCTTCCAGGTCTGAAGTTGCGGATTACCTCCGCAATGGGATGATCGAACGGAGCTGGAGGAGTCCCTTTAGAAAGGACTTCGAAGCACCACTCGTATACGGGGATG